ATGAAAAAACTTATTTCACGAATGCAAGATAATTTCCACGCTGAAATGCATTCACTAACTACAACAATGCAGAATACAAGGACAGATGGATATGCTTCTAAGATTGATAATCTTACTGCTCAGATTCAAGGAATAAAGAAGGATACTCAAGAAACTAAAAGTAAATTTGACTCATTTATAAATGCGCTGTGGAAACAAACAAAACCAGTTGCTAGTCAGCCTTGTTCTAATGGAATGTCGTTTAATTACGCTAAGACAGTTGCTATTATGCTTGAGGCTGCAATTAAATCAATCGGTATGGCGAAATAATTTAAATAACCTTTGAACTCTCATCCAAATATGTCTGATACGTCACCTTATCCATCGCGTAATTGATAATATCACTGAATCGCATAGAAACCCATAGATTCATATGCCCGTCATCTAAGAAGGTTTTTTGCGTATCTGGGCATTGTGCAGTATAGAAGAAAAATAAATCATTGGTTAGCCTACCGAGAGCCATCCAGGGTTTAGAACCAGGGCTACCAGATTGTATCCAATAGTATTCCTTAATTGTATTGGGGAAGGTATCAGGATAGACTCCAAGATGAAGCGCCGACATCGCTCGTAAGGGTCGTAGAATAGATTCTACAGAATATCCAAATTGTCCCTGTATGAAAACAAAGGGTAGGCTTAGGGCCCCTGGATTTATATTGCTTGAAACACGAATATCAGTTATCCGTGTTTCAGACATTCACTATTACTAATTGATTAAAAGAACTTTAACCGCTCTCCTTCAGGAATAAACAATCTGTCGCCCTCCTGAATATCAAAGCTGTCTATCCATTCCTGGAACTGTGGAACAATTCGGTCCACGCGGTCCTCGGCGGGTGCGTGAACACTGGTCATCATTGCATACAAGAGTTTCTCCTTTCTTACCAGGGTTCTCCAGGAAACCGCGTAGGACAAGAAAAAATTGCGATAGGCTTCCTTTCTTATAGATGCACTGACTTTCATTGAATCTAAGTCGGCCTTCAAGGCATTTAGGGCAATCTTCAAGCCACCAAGGTCCGCCCAGTTTTCACTCAGAGTTCGTTTGCCGTCCACGGCCTTTCCATAATGCTTGAACTTCCCAAAAAAACGTTCAACCTTCCGCGTCTGCTTTGTAAAAGTCGCCCTGTTTTTCCGTGTCCAGGTTTCCTTGAAGACTCCTCTAGGACTATAAAGACTTCCTTCCAAATCAAAGGCGTGCGTCATCTCGTGACCAATGGTTGCACCGAGGCCTCCGTAATTCCAACCTAGGGGAGCATTCTTACAGTAATTCGGCCATTGTAGGATTCCCCAGGGTAAGACAATATGATTGGTTTCAGGGAAGTAAGAGGCATTCACTTGGAAACAGGGGTAGATGCCGTCCTTAGAATGTGCAGGATGACCGGTTGATTTGAAGAGCATCTTGGATGTCTCCGAAAGTATATGGAGAGTTGCGTGAATCATAGAATCTGATTGATATTGAATGTGTGGAAGTGGATTGTCAGGACCCTTTCCGATTTCAAATCTCATTCGCTTAATTTTTTCCTGGGTACTGGATTTCGTTTTTTGTGTGAAGACAGTGGTTTCCTTCATAAGCTCAATACTCGCGGTCTGTAACTTTAAAACCAAATCTTTCACATCGTTCACAATATGAGGTGTATGTTGTTTCTCTGAATAGAAGGTACAGAGAACACTTGGCATCACTTGTTTCACTAAGGACAAGAATTGTCTTGGCTCATCTGGTATACCTTGAATTCCTTGAATGGCCTTTCCGAAAAGTAAATCTGCAGCATCACGAATGGGTTTTCTTAGATGCTTTGCATTGAAGGCAATGAAATGCAAGGCTAGCATAGAAACTACAAGCTCATCATCTACACTGCATATCCAGGATATAAGCTTCTTCATCTTATCTGGACATTCAATGAACCAAACACGATTCTGCCATTGTCGATCTAAATCGAGGCCTTCCATAAAGGCGGACCATTCAAAGTTGGGGAACATCTTTAAAAGTTTATGACCCTTCTTTGTTATATCAATATCAGAAAATGGCTGATTCATATATCTGGCGAGTTTTACTTCTGCATCAATGGCCTTCATCAAAAAAGGAAGTCCGAGTTCAAGAGAGCAGACTCCAACAAAGTTGGAATAGGCGGCCCATACAGACCCTTCTTGCATCTTAGAATCTGTATAATACTCATCGGGCAAAAGCAGACTTCCAGATTCTATAGATGCCCGAACGAAGTAGGGTTTGTGAGTTTCTTTTTGTGTGCTAATCTGCATCATAGTTGGAACTCGGCAGCGACATAGATATCCGAAAAAATTCGCTAAATCTGCAGACCCTTTATTCTCCATCAGCTGCTCAAGGCAAATCTTAAGGAAAGTCTCCTCCTTTTGAAAATCTCTTTTTCTCCATAATGTATGAAATAGCCGTAGATGATCTTCTGCAGATTTAGGTCTAAGGCTAGCTATTTCAGGCATTGCACGTATAGACTCTAGAAGTGCAGCATCCGTTTGTTCTTCAATTTCATCACTTGCGCCGAACTCACTACGCCAGGGGGCTATATGTGTCTTCTGAAGCCAGGTTCCATTCACGTACTGGTAGAAACCGTCTCCTGGTCGCCTGGTGGCCGATGGTCGAGCTATGAACGGCTTGGTAGGACACCGGGACTTTGAATCCCTTGATCCTTTCTTTGGTTTCATTTATAGACTGTCTCTGCTTTAGTGGTATGTTTTCTGATGTAGTTTTGTTGCGTATGGGTGTATGAGAAATTGTGATGTTTTTTCTCTTATTTCGAATGGTCTTTAGAATAAGGGACGTGGTCTCGTGAAGTGCGGATTTTGCAATGGGTAACCCTTTCATAAAAATTCGGTTCATTTGGGTGGAGGTATCTTTCTACCCTTTGCAGACTTTTTTTAATGGCTGCGCCTGCAAAAGTCTACTGCTTCCATTGCTTCCCGCAATTCAAGCAACTGATGAAGATTGTCATCGGCTCATCTGCTGAGCGCGTCTGCAACTCATAGTACGAGCACATCTTCTTCTTGCACTGTGAGCAACGGAATCTATCGGTCGCCATCGCAAGATTGCCCTCCGAAATACGCTTATCACGACGGAACTGCTGGTCCTTCAAATCCTTCCAGTGCGAAGGCTTCAAGTCATAAGGGCTCCAGCCGCCGAGAGTACTTAGGCTGAACTCACCGTCCTTCCAGCGCTCAATGAGATCCTTGTTGGCCACATAGGAATCTGGCTGGAAATTGGACGCAGTGCGCTTGGAAATCATCATATAGACCCACTTGAAGGTTGGGTGGTCCCAGGTCAGCGGGACCATCTTCTTCTTGGCCTCCTCAAGTGAGGCATTGTAGATTCCCATTTCCAGCTCAAGAACATCCTCCTCACTGCAGTGCTCACCAAGGAGAGCTGTGAGTGTTGTATAGATTTGCTTCCTTGAAGGACATATCTGAATCACATCCATTGAAGCCTCCGTCTGAGGCTCAAGAATAGACTTGTACTGAAACTGGAGTTGTTGTGGGTCAACCTTTATCGCTTTGCGACTTACGCGAACCTTATGATGCACCTCCTGAACCTCGACATCATCAACAACTGCATCTTCATCACCTTCTACTAGTACATCCTCCTCCTCACCGTAGTCATCTAGCTCATCCTCCTCAGCCTCCTCGTCATCCACTACCGCATCCTCTTGCTCTGCATCAGCATCAGCATCACCCTCTGGCTCCTCAGCCTCTTGCTCGTTATCCTCGGTCTCATCGAGTTCTCCTGAGCACGCCTTCTCGTAGAAGACCTCGTAGTCATTCGGTGTAAAGATATCAATCAGTGATACGGATGTATCCCAGGTTGACTTAATGGAATGGGTTAGAAGGATGACGCTTCCATAGAGCTCCTCGGCCTCGTAGGGAGGAGGGAGCTGCTGCTGCGAAACCTCGGAATCCTTTCCCTTCGTATAACCGATAATAGTGACACGCTTGGGGCCATTCGGATAGGTTGTCAGAACCGTGGGTGCAACCTTCTTCTTCAGATAGGTCTGGATATCTTTGAGGGTTGGCTTTGCAGCGGCCGACTTAATCGTTGCATTGACCACATTTCCATCAGGACGGAGTTCTAGGATTGGAAAGGTGTTTGTCATCTAACTGGTATATGCCTTACACGCTTAAATCGGTGGCATTCAAATTTATAGTAGGAAGTGTCAAATGCTTATTCAACGAAGATGGCTTAAAAAAATAAGTGAAGATAGTGATACTATATTCAATGATTTTATAGATATTTGGGATGGTGGCTTATATCGTTATGAGCGTTGGCCCGATGATACGGAACACTGCTGGGAACTTATAGGTCGCGAACTAACTGATGACGGATTTACTGAGACTCTACGGGAACTACCGGGGTGGCAGACTCCTTCGCAGATTCTTCAACGGTCCCGCTTACAGATTCAACGGGAGAATCAATTTGAGAATCCTCACTGGGTAGTTCTGCAGACACAACTTCACGAACCATCTCTAGTTGCTGAGGAGCAGAAGGAACTTGAGCAGAAGCACTCACTGAAACAGGGTTCGCAGCAGCATCGACAGCAACATCGAGAGCATCAGCAACAGCGCTCACAGCAGCATCCACGAGGGCAGCGGCGAGCACTTCCGCAGAAGGAACAGTCGCAGAAGGAACAGCATCGGACACAAGAGCATCAACCGCAGCGACAACCGGGGCAACAGCAGCCGCAACCTCGCGCACAACAAGGGGCTCAATCACGTCAACAGAACGACGGAAGCAGGAGAATAAACGAGAATTCTTCTTTACGGGCACAGGCGAAGCCACAGCCACAGGCACAGGCTCCAAGACCTGCTCCAAGACCGACACCGGCACCAAAGCGTTTGCCTGCGCCTTTGCCTTTACCTTCGTTCCAAACTGAAACCACTTCTTTGTAGCGACCTTATCAAGTGCCTTCTGAACGGGAGTTACAACGGGGTCAGACATTTGTATATACTTCTACACAATTATTTTTTGCATTCATTTTTAACGCCACCCGGCGAAATATCCAGGAATTATTTCCTAGGAAAGCCACAGATGTCATTCCGTATTGGGCTATTAATTGCTCTCCTAGTGGCCCTAAGTATTATCCTCTGGTTTATGCCGGTTGACGGATTCAAGAATCTAGATACATCTGCCGCTGCACCTGTAATGGAGCGTGAGCCGATGATCTATCCTGCCCGTCATATGGTTCCAGGAGGCCCATCGTCGCCCAATCAGATGGCGGATCCGAATGAGGTCCGTATGAGTAGTCCTGAGGTAGCCAACGATCCGTATATGCCGAATGAGGAATCCGCCTCACACCCTGAGCGCTTGAGACACCCCGAGCGTATGTACCAACCTGCCCCTCAGAATACGACACACGAAATCTCGGAGGCCTCAGGTATCGCCAATTCAGCCTCTGTCCAGGCGGCGAATGCGATGGGTTCCTTTACGCCTGAGTTCGCGCAGAACGGTGGTGAGTTTATGCAGGGTATTATGGCGAATGATTCTACGGAGCCTGGGATGTATTCGGCTTTCTAGAATACCGTGGAGTGCTTAAATTAAGCACTCCTAAGTGGTGCCACCAACTGACAAAGAAGCACACTTAATAAGTCACACTCGCAAAGCGAGTGTGACTTATTAAGGGTTCTTAACTTTGGCACTTGGCGGTACTATGAATATAACAAGTAAAAAATAAAAATATAGTCATAAACTATAATGTTTGGTAATTGCAACTCTAAGACAAATGGAGAAGAACAATTCTTTACTAGTATAAAAGATAAGATAAATCTTATTTTTGATGTAGGATGTCGTTCAGATAGCGAGTTTATATGTTTTAATGGAGAAGTTCATTACTTTGACCCTGTAAGTGAATTTATAGAAAAATTAAAAGGGCAGAAAAATATAAATACACATTCATATTTCAATAATTTTGGATTAGGTGATGAAAACAATCAAATATATTATTATAGTAGATATCAATCATTCTATGATAGAATAAATAGCTGTGGTATAAGTGACAACGCCAATAAAATCGTTTTAGATATTAAAAAGGGAAAGGATTATGTTATTAACAATGGCATTAAGATGATAGATTTTCTTAAAATAGATACTGAAGGCTATGAATTAAAGGTGTTGCAAGGGTTTGATGATTTTTTGGAAAACGTTAAAATAATACAATTTGAATATGGTGGAACATTTCTAGATAATAATACGAGATTAATTGACGTAATTAATTACTTAGAAGGAAAGGGATTTTATAAATTTTCATATCTAACTAATAATGGTCCTATACTAATAACAGATTTTAGTGACCATTACAAATATTGCAATATAGTTTGTATAAATAAAAATAGCAATTTAGTCCCATTTTAGACGCAAAAGCAATACAATCTAAATATAAGACATTCAGAGTATAAACACCTTAACCATATACCGTGGAAAGCGTACCAAAAACTATAAAAAGCCGGCAAAAACCCTTTTTTCGGCTTTTTAAAGTCTTTTACAAAAAGCGTGCAAAAAGTCTTTTTCGAAAAACGGCCCAGGCATATAAACACGTTAGACGTATATATACATAGAATGTCCGTGATGCCTGCCAACGGTTCCAAGCATCCTAGAACGTCAAAGCATCATTCCGATACACCAAGACTACTCAATCTCAAACCATACGAGCACCATTGGATTCGCACAATACCAGATAACTACCCTGATATTCTGCGAGCCCCAGCCGTCAATTACAAAGCCATTCGCGATGATGAGCGTGTCTCAAAGAACAAGTACGTTGCATTCACGCGGCCCTATAAAGGCAAGCAGGGGCTTCTTCTAATTGGCAAGGAGCAGCGTCCTATCCTGATTGACGAGTCACAAACGGATAAGCCGAATGTTCTACCGATGCGCCTTGATCGTGAGTGTCTTACGGGTACCTGGATTTTCGCGGTGAGTATCTTTCACGCGGAAGGTCTCATTCAGATTGAGGATTGTATTGCGGCAAATGGTGAGCAGATTCGCACGACGACGACCTTCAAGGAGCGCTTCGCTTTTC